GATCCTGAGAAAGAATAGTTGGCGATCGTCTTGTCTGTCGCGGTGAATTCCAGCGAGGAGCCGATGTCCCCGGCCACGTTCTTGGATAGTTCCGATAGGTTCTCTGTCGCACGGCCCGAGCGCGCGATGAGATTGCCCTTCTGAAAGGCGCCGGTCTGGGCCTTTAGCTCCAGAACGATATCGGGCGGCGCCGACACGGTGGAGGATGCGCGGGCGCCCAATTGAGAAGGCCGCTTACCGCCGTCACCGCCATGGTGCTTGGATTTACCGGCGTCCGATCCATTATGATGTGTACCCTTGGGGCTGGCGGTGATGATTTCCCCGGTGAACACCTTCGTAACGCCCGTCGATACCCGGCCCGCCTCGATCGTCAGTTTCTTTGGCGTTTTGTTTTTGTTGAACGGGCTGGTTTCCGTCAACAGATAATTGCGGATCTCTTTCGAGAGATTAGCGATTTTGACAGTCGCCGTGTTCTGATTGGCGTTACCATACTTCGTCCCAGAAACATGGATGCTCATCGGCCCTTCGTAGGTCCGTGTTTCTCCGGAGACTTCGATGGTCACACGGACAATTCTTTGATCAACTACCGGCAATGATCGCCTCGATTTCCGCCGCGCTCAAGAAGATGAGAAATTGGGTTATGTTGAACTGTTGCCAGTCCGGCAATTCATCGTCCTGCGTGGTAAGGAGGAAATTGCCCGCCTCTCGATAGTGATATGGGATAACCGGTTCTCCCGCTAGAACACGGGTCCCTTCGATTATCACTACCTCATTGCGTTCGATCGACATTACCATGCAATTGACTGACAGTTTAAGCGTGAGCGCATAGCGGTCATCGCCAAGCTGGGTCGTAAAAGACTGGTTGGCCGTGGCCTGAATTGGGATGATTGTTGCCATTAATTGAACCACCTATAAAGCGTAGAGCCCTTGCTCAGACCACTATCGCCGTAGGACGATGTTGCCTTTGCCGCCTGTGCGGTGGGGGCGGTAGACGCTGTTTGAGCACCCCTAGACACGGTGGATGTCTTACTGGCATCCGTATTAGCAGTTGTCAGTTTCCCTGTCTGGGGGGTAACGAATTTGGCCTCCCGGAGGCGGATATTAATCTGGATTGCATTGAAATGGGCCGGGTCCTCTTCATGGGGGATTTCGGCGATCACCATGCTTGAATAGACACCGGTCCGTGTGACCACGGACAGGACGGTTCCGGCCAAATAGACTGCCTTGATAGTGGCGTAGGTAGCGCGGTAACTGATCTCCCCCACGCAAATCATGGGCATGCGAATTTCAATCGGGTCAAAGACGATGTGATCTGAGATGACCGAGCCCGTCTCAAGCGGATGGTCCATGAGCTTGGCGATTTCAAACACCGACGCCTGCATGGGGCGCGCGGCCGGGAATAGCGGCGTAAAGCCATCGGCGGTTATGGCCACGACATCGACAGCGAGCGATGGCGCCAATAATGAGCGGCCGAGAGAAACCGCCGTGCCGAGGATATCGGAGATAGCCATTTACTTCTCTACCCCATCATCGAAGTTGGAAATGGTGGTGCGCAGCTCGCTGCGAATGCCGTCCCGGATACCGGCGGCAATCCCGTGGCTATCCGTCGCCTGTGTCTGCACTGTCACCGATCCGACATTGACCGTGTTCGTCTGGGTCTTACTGTTGTCGATATTGGCCGCACCGGCCGCCGCGATCGTACCCGGTGTCTGAGCGCCAAGCGGATTGGTTGTTGCCTCTTGGACAGCGCGTTTACCCATGAGCGCCCCCATCTGAGCGCCCGCGCTATCTGGGATCGGCTGGACCGGCGGCGTCCCCACCAAACCTTGCATAGTGCTGTGAATGATACCGCCTGCCGTAGTCGGCACTGGACCAGGTGGTGCTAGACCGCCGCCGGCATTAGGACCCGCTCCGGCGGGCAATGGCGCCCCACCTAGACCCAATAGACCGCGTGCAGCGGTGATGGCCCGCTGAATACCATCCACGATCCCACCGATGGTATTATTCCACACGGATGTAATGGCGTTGAACGCGGATACAAATGCATCTTTGATGAGGCCAGCCGCTTCCGCTATACGGTCAAAGATTGGTTTCGCACTATCGTATAGCGTCGTGATGGCATTCACAACATTGGTTTTTAGTTCTTCGAAGTTCTCCGTCCAGACATCCTTTAGTCGGGCTGCATCGTCCTCGAGCTGCGGAAAGATCCTGCGGAAAACATCAATGACTACCTGTCCCGCATCTTTGAATGTAGCCCAAAGCGGATCTAACGATGTGAAGAACGCCCGCGCTCCCTCGCCCATCGACATCCAAAAAGCTACAAACTTACCGGCCATTTCTTCGCCACCGGCAATAATGCCGTCAAGAACAGGTTTGATCGCGGTCCACGCACCACTGAATGCCTGAGCGCCGATCGCCACCGCCTCCTTGATTTGCGCCCATGACTGAGTGGCCGCGTCCGATAGTTCTTTGAAGAATTCCCCGATTGATCGCACGATGAATGCGAAAGCTTGATACTTGCCCGCGAGCACCCCGATTTCCGAAGGGTCACCATTGATGAAGGCTACGATGTCCTCATAGAGCAATGCAAAGGCGGCCGAGACGGCAGCAATGGCCGCACCAATGAGGAGGAACGGCCACGTGGCGGCGATAACGGCGGCGGCGGCCGCGATCATGGCGGGGAGAAAAAATGCAGTAACGGCGGCGGCCACGCCGATGAAGAAGCCTTCGACCAGGACACGATGGTTGATGAGCCACGTGAACGTATCCCGGAACACTCGCATAAGGGCGGTGACGGACGGGATGACGAGCTCCATCACCTTGTTACCAAAGCTATCGAGGACATTTTGAGTGGCGCCTAGCTCGTTTTGATATTCGCCGGCTATACGGATTTGATCATCCGTGACCACACCGGCTGCTTTCTCCGCGTTCATCTTTTCGATGATGGCGTTTTTGCCCTGGAGGATGAGCGCGATCGTCGCGGCGTCATTAATACCCAGCTTCTTGAGGCGAGCCATGGCGTCGGCCTGACTGACCTTCTCGAGGCTCTTGGATAGGGAAATTATACCATCCACCGCCCCGAGCGCGTGACCTTTGACGTCCCTAAATTGGATGCCCCATTTGGCGAATTCTTTCGCCGCCGGCCCCTTGGCGTTGTTGGACGCGTCATTAAGCTTGTCATTGAACTTGATGAGATTGTTCTTGGCCTCATCAATCGAGCCTCCCGAAGCGCGCACGGCCCGCGTGAACGCATCGTAGTCTTGTGCCGAGGATCGTAGCTTTCCGGACTGGTCCCCGATGTCCGCTACGGGTTTAATGCGGCTCAGGCCAAGAGTGACCGCAGCGGCGGCGGCGGCCACGCCTATAAGCGGGATGGCCATCGCTTCGACGAATTGGGTAAAGGACACCCCTAGCCGTTTAGCATGCGCGTTCGCTTTGTCCAGGTTGCTATCCAGCTTACCCGCTTCACCCGATGCATTTTTAAGTTCCGTCCTGGCGCGGCCAACCGCGAGTTCCAGCTCCTTGGCGTCAAGAGCCGCCTTTTTCGCCTGCTCCGCCAGATCCCCCGCATTAGGACGGCCATCAAACTTAGCCCGAGCGGCTTCCTGTGTCAGCTCCTTAGCATTCATCTTTGCGGCGGTGAGAGCAGCATTAAGCTTCTCCACGCCGATCGGGCTAATGGCGCCTGCGTCTTGAAGAGCCTTGGATAGACCCGATGTAGGGGTGGCAACTGGGGCTGGAGCTATCGGCGGGGTAGTCCCGGTCGGAGTAGGGGCGCCGGGAACGGGAGTAGCGGCGGTCTGGTTCAACGCGGTGTTCAGTGCTTCGGCGGAGGCCGTGGCGTCAACCAACTTCGCATTGACATCGGCAAGGCCGGACGTATCCACCTTGCCGACTTTGTCTATCTTATCCGCAAGACTGGTAGCCGCCTTGTCCGCACCTTCAATCTCTTTTTGCGCCTTGTCGGCGTCGGTCTTGAAGAGGATATAGAAGGTATCGAGGATGCTCATATCTGATACGCCAGCCATTCGTTAAAGTTGGTGACCATTATCACTTCCCACATGTCGAAGGCGTCTTCAAGGGAATAGACGGTTTTCAGTTCATGGAGGGTGGCTTTTCCGTTGGCGACGATGCAGCCGATGAAGCCGTCAACATTTTTGTAATCAACAGAACGGCCTTTTGGCTGATACTCTCTAAGGAACCGGAGATCAGCCCTTTGTCGAAAAAACTGCAATTGTACTCCAGTTGAGCCCATTCGAGGCGGGCGAGCGTCTCCCAATCCTCACAATGATTATCCACGAGGGCGCGGGTCGTCAGCATTTGCGTGGTCCCGGCCGCCGTGATGACGCCGACGAAGGACATGAGCTTGAGCATGACCTCCTCACTTTGCTGATATTCGCCGATCTTGGGGATATTGCTAAGCGGGTACTTCGTGACGATTTCCCGGCCGGCAACGGCGGGAAACTTGCTGAGAACGAAGGTTTTGACGACGCCTTTCTGGTTCTTGAGTTCGATCTCTTTGGGCTCAATCTGCGTCACTTCAGCAACTCCCGGAACCATTCGACATGATTAGTTACGTTGCCCGTCATCGGCGCGCGACCGCTGTCATACATATCAACGAAGCTCTGAGCGGCGGTCTTGAATTCCCGCAAAAGCTTGAAATTATGGGCCGACGAACCGGCCAGAACGCTATCCCGAATGACGGCGGCGTCCATTTCCCGCTCGATATCCCGGCCTTTACGCGCTTCTCGCGCAATAGCAATTTCATTTATCATTTTGCCAACTCCTAAAAGAGAAACACCGGGCGCATAACGCGGCCCGGCGCTAACTCTAGCTTATCTGACGGTAGCGTCAAGCCCGTGCGAGGTTCTCGAAGGTAAACTGATACGGCTTCGATTTCATGCGGCCCGAGCTGGCGAGAGCGTTGCCAGGGATACCATCGGTGATCTTGCCGGGGCTCCAGGTGATCGAACGGCCATCAGGATAGAGCGCCACGAGAGTGATGCTATCCTGTGCCGACCGCTTGCCGCGTGATGTGCGGTTGGCTTCGAGCAGGACCGACAGATTGATGTCGTCGGGAGTGGCGGGGATCATGTTGAGCGTGAGGTTCAAAGGGTTGGCCTTTGACCACACGACCAGATCGCCATTGACGCCCATGGCCTTATCATTGACCTGTTGCGAGGGGAGATCCAAGCTATCCGCGTCGTCCGAAAACTGCGAAAGCGTGATACCCGCTGGGAAAGTGACAGATGCGTAAAGCTGTACGCGAATGCCAAATGCTGAAATGTCTTGCATTGCGGGGACCCCCGGTTAGATGAGAATATGAGTACCTTCGACCTTACGGATATCGTCATCCTTCGAATAAACGAGGGTGTAGACGGCTTTGTACTCCGTGCGGCTATCCGTGGTCACGTAGCTCTGCATTTCGCAGGTCAGCCAGTAGCCGATATTCTGGATTTGGCTATACGCCAGATCATCGCCCGTGATGCTCGCAATATAAAGCTTCTGTTGGGTCGTCAGGGTCTTGCCGACGCTGATGACGCCATTGAAAAGGCCTTGGTCAACAGCGCCCTGCTGGACAATACCGATGATCTGACCGTTACCCTCAACATTGGCGGAGATCCGCGCCAAAGAGAGAAGCAGCGACAGGATGTCAGAAGCGGCCCGGTCCTTGAGCCAAAGCTCATTGGCGTATGTGTTCATGTCAACGGGGGCAGTAGAGCCCCCGCCAAGTACGCCGCGCTGATAGAATGCGATCTGTTGGCCGGCTGTCTGCGTCACACCGTAATAGTTGACGCGGAGCGGGTCGAGCTGATCGGACTGCGCAGTGGTCGATACTTTGGGGGTGAGCGTTGGGAACTGCTGGAACATGTAGTTCTGAACGCTATTGCGTTTGGTATAGTCCGTGGCCGCCATGATGATCATGGGGCACATTTCATCGAACTCGCCGGTGGTCGGCGCATAAGTGCCGGCCCATCCCGCCACACCGATCAAAGCGGCCGAGCGGGCCACCATGTTGGTGTCGTTCAGACGATCGCAGTACATAAATTCGACATTGCGGGCGCCGTTCCAAGTGGCAACTTCAATATCTTGGTCATCGGTCAAGGTAGGGATGAAGAGGAACGAACCGAAGTTGTTGTTCAGATCGGCGGACGCGGTGAGCGTATCCGACAAAGGTGTGATATCGACGCCAGGCGAGAAGACGGCGGTTGTCCCCCATCCAAACTTGCCGGCGATATCGTTGGCCGTGCCGGTGACGGTCACGCTGACCGGGGCGGTTTCAGCGACCGTGCCGGCGAAATTGAACGCGCCCGCGATCGCATCGTATGTGACTAGGGCGGTTGCGAACTGCGTGCCAGTAGCCGCACGAACGGCAGTCTGTACGATAGCCGCGACATCGGCGAAACTAGTGGCCGCCGTGAAGTCCATAGCCGTCAGGTTGGCGGTATTGGCGCCAGCGGTGATCATCAGTGTGCCGGCGGCTATGGCCACGAAAGAGGCGAGGGTCGCAGTGATCTTGGAACCGTAGATCCGGGGCACATCGGCAGCATTCGCCCAACGGGCATATGAGAGCTTTTGGGGGGCAACGATCAGTTTCGAGATGAAGGAGAAATAGAAGACAGCGCGGGCGTATTCTTCGCTGGAGGAACCGAAATAGAGGAGCGCGTCATCCGCACTCTCGATCTCAACCACCGCGCCGGCCGGAACCTTCGGATTGGTCGTGAACAGACGGCCGATTAGGTCGCGCTGGCGGACCGCTCCGCTCCCGCCGACACCAGATGTGATGTCGACATATTTCTTAATGCTGATTGCCATTTCCCGTTGCTCCTATACCCGCCCGACGTTCGGGACCGTTACCGCGACCGGCGGCGTGGTGCTTTCCGTAATCTGCACATGCGAGAGCACAATGTCAAAGGATGGTTGCGCCTCATACTGATCGCTATCATTTATAAATCGTAAATCGCGGACTTGCGTTATGCGAAGCGGTCGCACCCGTTGGACGGCAAGGAGAGCCAAGCCCCGGTCACCTTGTAAGATATCCGAAGCCACCTTGACAATATCCAGCGCACTAGGAAGCGTGAGAAAGTTGGGATCATTTGGGTCGCGCCGCGCCGTGCAGCCCACTTGGATGGTCGTTTCCCACCATTGTGTCTCAACATGGGTAAAATCAGGGGTCGCGGTATTGATCTCCTCGCGACCGAGAACGCCATATCGCTTGCTGTGGATGTGGTGGAGCTGAATGGTTGGCGCACTTGTCACGCCGATGGTAGATGGCTGATATTTCTGCTTCACGAGAATATCGGAATAGCCAGAATACGCAGTAAAACCATCCAAGAGAGTGGACCGAATGAGCGCCATCAAAGCGTTCTCAAGCATTCGTCACCTCGATGCAGAGCACTTTCTCCCACCCATCCTGCGAGAACCACGGCTGTTTGCTCTCGACCTGATACGTGCGCCCGGCGTAGATCAGTCGATCCCCCGTGATATTGCGCGTAACGTCCTTGAAAGTATTCTCATCGTAGAAGTTCGCGTAGTTCTTGGTCCAGTCGAGACCTAACGTCTGATAGAGATTACGATCGATTGGCTGGAAACTCCCGGCAATATCCACAGGAGCGGCCCACGTGACCGCATCTATCCCGGCGGCATTCGTGACTATCCCCTGAAATTGCAGCCATTGCACAGGCTGGCGGGCGATCATGCCAAATGCTTGGGTGAGCAGATTAGAGCCCGGAACAATCATGAACCCTTGGCCTCAACCTTACCGGTGACAGACATGAGCATTTGTTTCGTATCCTCGAGCGGTTTGCTCGACTTATTGCCGCGACGTGCGCGATTAGCCAAAGTAGACGGGGCGAGACCCGGCGTCACGACCGCATCAATGTGCTTGCCGACATCGGAAGCCGCCTGCAACACGGTAATCTCCATGGCATCGCTTGCAGACATACCACCTGTCAACACGACCTTGGCCGCGCCCGCGAGCGTGTTGAGCCACTTCGATCCATCGTCGGCAACGGCCGGCCGCATGAACGGGCGTGGTGGAATGCGCTCCGTCCCGAACTCTTGGATGGTGGCAACGTAAGCCACGGGTGGTCCGCCGGGGTAGTGCGCCGTCTCAAACCAGCCTGTCTTACCCTCGATCCCGTCTAATTGAGAGAGGGCCGCCTTAAGTACGGCGATGCCCGGTCCAGAACGCGTAACCGTCATAGGAAACGCCCCCCGACCTTGCGGAAGGCTTGACGCTCAGGACGGCCGCCAAAGTACCAGCCGCCGGCTGACTTGAGCCCGAGAAGCGCCCATAGCTGCTTGCCGTATGGGGTTGTGGATAACCAATACTGCCAGCCATTCTTGAACGGCGGCGCGGCGGCAGTGATGCTCACCTTATCAATCGTGGCTCCCGTGGATACATTGACATCTCCCGATCCCCCACCCGCTGCGATCAGCACATTGATAGCCATAAGATGGGCAGTCATGAGATTGAGCGCGCTCTGCATTTCCGGGCCGCTGAATAGACACCCATCTACATCGCCAAGATAGCTTGTCGCCATATCCCATTGAGCTTGGATGTACGCATCGGGGAATTTGGTCGTATCAGCAAAGGCCGGGAAGAGGAGCCGGAAAGTCGCAATGTCCAGGACGTGTTGAGCCATCGGCTACCCTCAAAAGAAAACGCCCCCGGATGATATGGCCGGGGGCTGGAAATTACAAGCGGGTCACTCAGGCTTTGCGGGACGAAGTGGTCTTGGGCGCTTCTTGGCCGGCCGCTTCGAAGTCTTGCGGGACAAGCGGGGCGGACTGATCGCGCCCCTCCATATCCGCAACCACCGTTTCAATATCGTCATCGGCCTGCTTCACGATGATATAGCCATTCTGCTCATGAAGCAGAAACGTCGGATTGACCTTCAGCAATTCTAGATCGGAAGAACTGATACCCGTGGATACCCCGAGTGGAGTGTCAAAGTGCTTGTCCGCGACATTGGCATGACCGCCAATGCGCACGGTTCCCGCAACCGCCGGAAGATCGCCGCCACCCTGCTTCCAGATGGTGTAATCCATATTGGCCGATAGGGTGGAGTAGACGTAATAATCATAAGTGCGCTTCTTGGCCAACTCTATATCTCCTTGATGACGAATGCTGAACGGATGCTACAGATTGACGATAGCCTTGTCTAGCCCGCAAGAAAAAGGCCCCATGGGTTGCATGAGGCCTAGTTGAGGGAGCATTTTATTTTCGGTGTGAAAAGGCTCCTAGCATCCGGAGCGGCGAACAACCGCGAACGGGCGCTTGACCATAACGCCAGCGAGGGCGTTGGTGTAGTCCTCGATGTACGCCTTGGCCTGCTGCTCGACACCGAGCGTCTGGAACTTGGCGGGGACGAACTGAGCGAACGTCTGCCCACCGTCGCTGGAGCCATCAACCACAATGTCAGCGTAGAGATAGAAGACGTTGGCGCCGCCGTTCGCGCCAACCAGTTCCGGAGCTGAGACGACCCGAATGCGCGGATATGTCTTGGTCATCCAGTCACGAACTGAGTTGCCGAATTCCGACGTTACGGACAGATAATCCACAACGGAGGTAGGCAGTGCCAGGGTGAGCGACGTGGTTTCCGGGTCGATAATGTCGCCGGAGTTGGTGCGCAGCGAGGAGAGGGCCGAACGAATGTCGGCGGTAATCTCCAGATATGTCTTGAGCGCCCAGGTCGTACCGCCTACACCAGCGGCTACGGTGACGTAGGCCGGGAGGTTCGGATCATTCAGAAAACCGTAAGTACGGTTGGCGCCACCATTGTAGCCATAGAAGCCGACGCGGTTGCGCTGGAGTTCCAGGGCCATACCGGCTGCACCACGTTTTTCAGAGGCGCTATTGATGTTGATCCGCGATGCGCGGGCATCTTCGAGACGGCCAACGCGGAGACCCTCTTCGAAACGGACGACCGAACGGCGTTCATAGCTGTTCTGCCAGGACGACAGCGGGACATTGGTGTAGTCGCCGTAAGGAACCGCGAGCCCCGTGGGCTCGAGGATGGTCTGAATGACTTCCTCATCTTCCCAGGACCCGCCCACTGTGATCCCCACCAGCTCATCGATCTTGCGAGCGGCGGTGATGGTGCGGATGATGCCCGGCAACCAGTTCTGAAGGAACTGAGCCGGCGTGGTCATGGACCCGCCCTGAATGGTCGGCTGCAGAACGTTGGCGTCCATTGCCGCCATCATCTGGCGAACGTCGCGTTCATTGAAGCTCACGCCCAGGGCGCGGAGATCGTTCAGGATACCAAGGCCGGCGTCCATGACGGCTTGAGAGGTGATGTTCAGGGAGCGAACGTGGGCGCCGCCCGAAGCCGCCATTGCCGCCGCAGCGGCTGAAGCGAAGAGGTGAGAACGGATCGTTGTCGGGTTCATGACTTTAAGTCACCTTTCGCTTAGGCTTCAAGATCGAATTCGATGACCGCAAGACCAGCGGCGGCAATGCCGTAGCGGGTAACGCGGCCGTTCGGAAGGCGGGTAGACGCACCCGGAGCGGCTGCACCCGGAGCGGTGGTCACGAGGGCGCCCGTCGCATTGGTGTAGTAGACCCAATCGCCGATGGCCGCAGCGGCCGGGAGCGAGACAATCAGACCCGCGCTTTCCTGGACCAGCTCGACCATGGTGTTATTCGGCAGTGTCAGGCTGGGGGCAAGAGAGCCGCCGGCCGCCGTACCAAGCAGGGCGTATAGCTTGGGATTAGCCAAGATACCCGCGATGACGGTCGTGCCGCCCGCCTGGACCTGAAGAGCCGCCGGATCGGCGATGGTGTTGTATGAGCCCGTGGCATCGCCGCCGGCGGCGATGGTGAACGCGCGACCGACGACATTGAGCGTCGGGTCGGCGGAGTTGAGACGCGCCGGTTGAGCGCGGAGAGGGCCTTCGAGGAAAAGCTCCCCGACGACGCCGAAACCGATATTCGGGAAAACAGTAGACTGCAAAGTCATTGTATCGGTTCCTTATGCGGCGTTCGGGTTGAGGAAGGCGGCAACCGGGCTCTTCGGATTGAGCGCCCCATCCGTAGTCGTAATGACCGGGGTGGGCTTCGGCTTGGCCTGGAGATATGCATCGAGGGCGACCATCTCGGTGCCAGCGACGATATTCTGAATGCCGAGCTTCTCAATGCCATACTTGGCGACATCTGCAACCGTCATGGTGGCAGCGTCGAAGACACCGATGTGATCGGAGAGACGAGCGACGAGACTGGTTTTGGTGGCGAGAGTGGCCACAACGGCGCTTTCGTCCATCGCCGGACGGGCGGAGAGTGCGGCAACCGTGGCGGTCAGCTCAGTAATCTTTTTGTTCGCGGCGTCCATGGCTTCAGCGGTGACGGCGGCCTCTTCGCCAGTATCGTCATCGGTGGTGTCTTCCTTGGCCTTCTTCAGGTCCGCAAGGCTATCGAGCGCGGTTTTGAGCTGGGTTCCAAGGGCCGCAAGAGCGGTATCGAAAGCCGCCGTCGTGGAGAGGAGCTTTTCATCCATTGCCGCAAGGGCCTTTTTCAGTTCTTCGTCCACGCTGGTGGTCTCCTTTGCGTCAACCGTGAAAGTCATGTGATCCAAGCAATCCAAGACCCGAACGCCGGGCCCCATTCTTCCGTTGTCTACCAGGGCGATATGATTGCCGCGCAAATTGCGTTGGATGGCATCATACGCCTGCCCATTATAGACCCCGGAGGTAAAATCATAGGTCGCCCGATATCCCAAAGATAGCTGAGTTTTACCGGCTTTAATTTTTTGAGCAAGTGTCTTGCTGAAAATTTTGACGTTCGTGCGCAAAGTATCGCCAACAAACGTCACTTTGTCCCCAAGAACACCCGCCACGCCCTTATCTTCGGCCGCCAGTGCCCCTTCCCCAAGCATCACATGATCATCGATCACGGGGACCAAACGGAAACTATCCATGGTTTCAGGGCGGGAGAGTTCTTCAGCGGGGCGATAAACTTGAAAGATCTTGTCCGGCTGATCGGTGCGACCGAGTTGAGCACCGCTATATGGATAGACGCCAACTTGTGAAATCGGGTTACTCTCGATCTCAAACCAGCCATTGGTGTCATACTTGCGGGCGCTCATTTAATCTCTACGGCCTCGAATGAAATTACCGGCGCCATCCGGCAACTACAATTTATAAGTTGGCCCGGTAGCCCGCGTTCGCCCGTACGTTCGTCTATGACTGGTGGATTGTCAATATCGAAGATACCGCCATTCAAACCGCCTTCAGCAACCGTGTGGATATGGAGCGGGCGGGGCTCATGAACGCCAGCGCTATGAAGCCACTCGAATTTCTTGATCCCGAGCCGCTGGAACCGGGCGCGATTGATAGCTGTCGTCGCCTTACTGGTTTGATCTCGAGCGATGAGATCGGCCCGCTTTTTGGTCGTTTGCCCGAGGTTCTCAAGATACGGCTGGAGATCCGCCATGCCGCGACCCGTCTGAATGGAGCGGAACACTTCACCCTCAATCTTCTGGAAATATTCCGCCGGGATGGACTTGATAAGCCCGACGTTCTGTTTGATCGATGCGGTGAGCGCGTCGGCGATCGGTCCGCTGATGACATCGGTCTTGAGGGTAACGCCGCCGGATACTTCCTTGAGGCTGGACCCGAGTTGCTGCGCGCTCGAGATGTTCACACCTTCGGCAACGGCTTTGGCGAGACCTCCCGCACGCCCGGTGAAGAGCGCGGTGAATTTACTCGATAGTTTCTTAAGAAGCGCGGCGGCCATGTTGGCGAAGCTCGCATCCATGGCGTCTAAGCCGAGGGCACCCGCTTGCTGCGTCTGAAATAGTTGATGTAATTCCCCGCTCACTCCATGCGACATCTCGAGAACCATACGCTCGAGAGTAGCGGCGAACTTGATCTGAACGACGGCCGGCACGACCAGGGGACGACCGCGCACGATCTCACCCCGACGCGCCTTGGCTAGCGCCTCATTGATCGGGCGTAGCGGCGGCCGGGTCCGGGGTGGCATCGGGCACGTCTCCCTCATCCATCACGTCGGGGATGTCGGTGTATTCGCTGTTCGGATCGGCCTTGAGACGATTGCGGATATCGTGACCATCAATCGCCCCGGCGGTGACATACAGCCCATCCGTCTGCGCCTTCTTCAGATTGATATCGGCGTATTCGAGTGCGGACGGGCTATCGACAGGTGCCCAATCAATCTTAACCGTGATCACTCCCGCCGCCAATCCGTGCGCAGGGAGCACGATCGACCGCATCACCAACTCATGATGGCGGTCCACGAAGGCCGTCAAATCATTGGCCTGGATGCTCTCCAACTCCTCATGATAACTACTCTCCTCATAACCGCCCGATGAGTTGAAACCCTTCGGCGTCGTACCAAGGAGCTTGGTTCCCGGCACGTTGGCAGCGGCCGATACGAGTTGGTACTGCGTCATAATAACCGCGTCGATATCACTGAGCGAGGTATCAAATTGCTCCATGGTGTCATCCGTATCGACAACCTTGACACCGAAGTTATTCATGAGCTGCGTGAACACCTGCATGTGTTCAACAAACTTCGTCTGATTGCCGAGCGCTTCGGCCACGTCGGTCTTGAGGACCATGGTGCGTTTGGTCATGGCGAGCTGCGGACCTTCATTGGCCGTGCGCTCCGCCGCATAGACGCGCTCCATGATCTTTTGCGGAACTGAGATCCCGCCATACTGATAGAGCGGCTTCAATAGGTCCGGCACTTCGCTGTTACGGAAGATGCAGAGATGGGAACGATGATACTTCTTGCCGTTGATGATCCACCATGCCGGTTCATAGAAATGAACGCTGGCGGGGTCGCTCGAGCTTTCGATGTCGAGCACCGGCACACACCAATAAGGGTCAACCTGGACAATGCCTTTATAGCTGCCAGGCAAGATACCGTCCGGGTTAAAGGGCTTCTCATAGTAGAGGGGGTCGTCACTATCGACTTTGAAGAAAGCCACACGGATACCGAACACACGACCCATGCGCACGAACTGTTCCATATTCCAGCCGAGACGGAATAGCTTATCCTGCTTCTCGATCTCCTCGGCTATATCGCTATTGTCGTCCTCAACTGGAGCGCCGCTCACTTGCAAATCGAAGCCATGACGAATAGCGTCGCGGGCCGGCATGGTGCACGCCTTATCGATCAGCCAATGTTGGGCGATGATAGCGCACATCTGATAGCCAATGAAGCTTTGCGCCGCGTACCAACCCACAAGGGCGTCAGGCAGGTTGGAGACTTGGAGATCGTCAAAGCCCCTGAAACTGCCATCACTCGAGCTATCCATAGTGGCGCCCTCAACAGCCTGAATGCGCGGACGGGTGGCGCGGATACGATCGGCCATTTGCTCGAGCGTAGCACGACCGGTTCCGGGCATGTCATGGTCTGTGGAGAAAAGCCGATTGCGCTTCGGTAGTTCCGGAGCGGCGGGGGGCTGGCGGCGGAAGAGCGAGAAAGGGAACATGCGCGGGACTATGCCCGCGCATGATATGGGCGTCAAGAGATCTCGCGTACAACTCCGAGGGATAGACCCTGTTCCGCGAGATAGTCGGGCAGACGGATTGTCACGCTATCTGTCACGCTGTAAAGGGCGCAGACGAACGTGCAAATGGCCTGTGCCACCTGTTCGCCGGTCAGGGTGACGGGGGCGACTTCCACCTGTTTGGTGACTTGAATGGTTTCTACTTCAAACTGCAACTGGTCCGCCATTTCCTGCTCCGAACAAGGGGTTTCTCCATCGCTCCAAATCTTTCACGACTTCGCCCGCTTGCATAGCCTTGGCGGCCGCTAAATTCCATGTTGCCCGATCGTGAGCCGCCGCCGCGTGAACGATGTGCCATTCCTTGCGACGGACATAAGACGCCAGCGCCCTTTCCGGAGTTGGATATGCGAAGCTTTTGGCGGCGTACTTAAATACCCTTTTTCGAGTATCAAAGCCCGTCAGAATAACAACGGTCGCGTTCGTTTCTTCAACTACTGGGAATTCCAATAGTTTAGGGGCCGAACTCCCACCATCGCCCCAAACATGCCCGTCCTCATACCGATAATAGTGCATTAGCGTAATCCCCCTCTGACCTCATAAGCAGGGCGTCAATCGCATCTCGCTGCTCTGCCTCGAGCGCACGTTCTTTTTCCCGAAGGTATTTGAACTGCCCGGCGTATCGAGCTCTTACCCGCATAACGCCGTCGATCTTGGCTTGCGCGGTTTCTTGGGTTTCAAAGCGCCCAACTGTGTTACGAGGGGCGCAATGGGTGGGCATACCGTCCATATCCGAACCATAAAGTTGTCGCGGCTTTTCCGTGGTGACACGCATGATCGCATAGCCGCCAACGTGCCAGCATTTGACGAGGGTGAAGAAGAGCGTGGGTTTAGACATCGCTAACCTCCCCCACACTCGCCTCGATCCGATTGGAGACCGCCGCTGTTGCAACTTGCTTTTCGGCCTCGGTCAACGCGGGGTCCGCGCATACGACGGTCATCGCCGCCTCGAGCGCCGCGATCATGACGATGGATTGACGGCGCTCTTCCCGCAAATCGGCAATCTGGGTATCCAGTCCGGCACGCTTGGCGAGGAGCGTTTGATACGATCCGTCTAGAGCAAGCACCGCAGAGCCAATGGCCGTTGTGCGGATCGGCGCTGGTGGGGAAATAGTCGGCCGCTGCGGAGGGGGTACGGGCGGGGGAATATAAAACTTAGTCCAATTGAGGAAATTCATATTTGCCAACTCCTTGTTTATGCCACTTGACGCTAGCGTCATACGCCGCCGGTGTCAATCGAGGTAGCTCAAGAAACTGGTGCGGCGCGGGGCCATGCGGATCATAACACTATCGCCGTAGTTGGGGCTCTTGGTCCCCTTGGGCGCCTTGTCCACGAGGATCTTACCGGCCGTCGTCTGTGTGTATGTCGGTTGGCTTAGTTCTAGGATCACTTTGGCGAGCTCAATCATGCGCCCATTGAGCACGATCAAATCATCAAAATCATAAAGGATTGGCTGACCGGACTTCTTCGCTTCGACCGCCCTATACGTTCGTTGGAACCGCACCCGCAAATTCCACCAACCTTGCGCTTTAGCGTTGGCGAAGAAGTCTGCGTTCTTGCGGGTCTTGGCGTCGGCGTGCTCACCGCGCGGGAGCGCCTGGGGAATAGCCTTGTCCGGCTGGAATACCGCCCCCGATCCCCGGAAAGGATTGACCTTGATCTGTCGGACCTTGTTCTTCAGGCGCTCGCTGTTAACCACGCGGGCGTCGCCTCGCACCCCGGCCCCCAGACCATCGGCGTCATAATCAAATTCGTCCAAACCCCATTCATCGCATAGCTCGAAGGCGCGTTGAACAGTCCCGAAGATGTCGTCACCCTTGCCGCTCCAGGCGGTCACCTCGTCTATGCGTACTCCCATGGCTGAGCAGAATGCATTCAGATCGATACCCTCATCCGCAACGTCCAATGCGCCGCGCTTGGCCCCCCGCACCTCGAAGCCGAGCACCTTGTCCGCATCGACGGCCGCATTGATCCAGGCCGATGGTATGAGGATACCGGTCTTGCTGGCGCTGTAGTTGATATCGATTTCTTGAGCGACGGTCACAGGATCAAGGCGATAGACTTCCCGGTCATACCAAGCTTGATCCTTGCGGGGATCATCCCGCCAGTGAAACGTGAACTTATTGACCCTCCCGCCCGATACCTTGGCATAGAACGGATTGTCCGTGCCGTTGGCCGAAGAGATATCGATGCGACAGTTGGTTGTGGCGGATAGCGCCTGGTCGGCTATCTCGGGCCGCTCCAAGTGGGCCGCCTCATCCACGAAGTAGATGGATGCTCGGTCCCCGCGCCCAATGCCATCACCCACCTCGCCCGTCATGACGGAGCCGGTAGGGAAGCGAATTAGGTTCTCAATACTGTGGACCCTCTCATCCCATCCGCCCGTGAATTCCGGTGGCACGCGCTTGATGAACTCCCGCGCCTTCCAGAATAGCGCCTTGGGTGATCCGCGCTTATCGACGTAGTCCTGTTTGCGGGAGCCATAACCGATCGTCAGGCCAGGGTAAAACATGCTGAGAGTGGCTCCTAGCGCGACCGATAGCCACGATACGCCGCAGTCCCTGCTCTTCTCCGTCACGCCGCCGTCACGCGCTTTCCATTGCGTCACGACCCATTTGAGCCAGTCGATCTGTTTGGGGAACAGCATGAATGGGATAGCGTTCGGCAGACCAATCTCCGCATTACGCGGCTCATACAGCATGCCCCAATCATTGATGAAATCCCATGGGTTTTCGCGGTAGTAGGTACGCACGGCGGGGAGATTGGCCGGATTGGAACGAAGCCATTGCAGGCGAGCGAGGCGAGCTTTGAGGATAGGAATATAGTCGGGGGACTGCCAGTTAAAGCTATCGGTCACCTATTGCAATCGCCTCACGCTCGACACCAACAACTCAGTCGGCTGATACCGGATCCGCCCCTCGCACCAGTCGATTGTGACGTGCGCTTCTCCGCATATCCATTCGAGATTGGCGCATAGGCAATCATGGCCGATCAAGCGTGGCTCGAGGATAAGCGGGCGGTCAAGGGCTATCTGAAGAACGCGGTTCGTGAGACCCATCGCCATCAATCCAGAATATGCGAGACGAGATCCCGCAAGGCTACGTCGGCGATATGAAGCGGCGCACGACTTCCGCATTGCTGGCTGAGATAAGTTTGCAGGTGATCGACCAGCCCAAGAAACCATTCGTCATCAGACTGTTCCTTGGGCACGATAGGACCGCTGGCAGGGAGCGGGCGCGCGGTAGACTGCAAGTCACCGATCAGCTCCATCTGGGCCGCGACCACCGTCGCCATCCCCTCGGCTTCCGCCAGCATGCTGGCGATCTCCGCCGCTTGTCGTATGAGTTGCTGCTCGAGGACTTCGCGGGGCGCGTCCTCGTATGGTCGTTCTGCGGACATGGTGCCAACTCCAGATGTCGAGACAAGATATTCGCATGGACCAATCTTGACCTCGAGCGAATAGGGGAATGGGTGACCGACGATAAGCCCCGCTTTACCGAGCGCGGGGATATGCGCGGTCGTGCCGATCGGGAACTCAGAGGAGAGACGTAAGCCCATTGGCTTCTTTCTCCAGTTTGACAATGCGGGCATTGAGATCGCGGATATGATCACGCTGAAGCTCAATCGTTTGGCGCTGGATTTCGATGGTCTCTAGCGCGGCGTCCCTATTGACCGGAAGCCGCTCATACCAATGCCCCTGCGAAACCAATTCTTTCTTGTGCTTGATGATCACGGGATTATCTCCCACTCATCGGTGCCGAGATCATGATAGCCGAGGCGGTAACCCGCCGTTAGCTCATCTTCTTCAGCGCAATAATACCAAATCGTCCCACCTTCAGCACCATCGGTGTCAAGGTAGTCACCTACTGGCCAAGACATGCGCCGGATCGATTTACCCTCTTCGTAGAATGCTGTAAGTAACTGATCGCCCATTCTCATATTTGCCAACTCCTTTGAGGCGGTAGGACGCCCGCTAGTTGAAGCCTATCTCCAATCTCTCGATCGGCGGTAATCAACCCGTCACCCACAAGGAGAACCGGGCGGCGTCCTACCTAACTTGACCGTAGCGTCAATCTGCTTTGCCGTCAAGCATCGCTTGGTAAATACGCGATGCTTCAGCCGGATCGTCCGTTGTGAGCTGGAGGTTCTGGATCTTGCCGTCTAGGTTTACGCGGAGCTTGTCGTCAAACGCGCCTAGCATGCGGCCGATTTGATCGAGCGCTTTGTCCTTGTCGGCGAACAAGATCTTAATGCCCTCCTTGGTCCGCTGAGCGCCCCTGTAGAGGAGTTTGGCGCCGGGGGAGAGCTTCGTCGTATCCATCGGCACAACGCGCTCTACGCCGTCTCCCTGACATTCCTCGCAATCTTGGTTTGGGGGAGTGCCCATACGGAACCCGAAACCCCCTGCAATATCGGGCATCTCATGCCTCGAAGGCGCCTTTTCCCACTTTACCAATTCCTTCAGATACTCTCGCTCCCGCCATTGGAAGCCACCGCCGACGCCATGGCAATATCGGCAGCAGCCAACCTTCACCGATATCAGCTCATTGGGGTCCGCGAAGGACAGCGAAATGTATGTTTCGAGGAGCTTTGTCACGGTCATCGAGATCTTGCCTTGCAGCGCGTCTTCCCAAGATTTTGCTAATTCATCGATCCTAGCGGCCACCTTTGGAACGCGCGATAATTTAACGCATTCTGTCCAGATGGTCTGTTCCTTCATCCGGCTCGTATCATAATTCGCTCGATACGCGTCCGCCTTGTTCTTGCCCTCTAAAATATAAGATTGGCAAAAACCTTCTTCCTTGGGTGTAAGCATTTGTTTTACTGGTTCGCTCATATCCACAGGGATACCGCTCTTAGCCGCTCTTGGCAAGTTAACCCTGACATACCCCGATATACCCCCTATCTCTTTCTCTCTGGGGTATTATTCTATCCTATTGTTTTTATTATATTATTACTACTCTATACCCCCAATACCCCTAACAAACACGCTATCCGCACAGCGCACACATAAACGTAAATAATTATCTAAAGAGGGTATACATTAATATTATTTACGTTTATGATTTTGGACTACGGATTGAAACCGTCGTGGTTAGACGGGGTAAATCTTCTAACCATATGTATTAATTAACAAATATGCTCCGGCTTTGGGGTTGCCACACCGGGGTAAAGGGAGACTGAAATGGGCGTAGCGCTGAATGTATACCGAGATTGGGCTGGTTCAAAAACATGGAGAAATCCTATAAATTTAAAAGGAATTATAAAAGATAATATCGAACTATCTAAAGCCATCTGTCAGGGGGTTTTTATAATTATAGATGGTCATATAAATTATAACGATGACTATCGCGACCTCGTGGCAACTAAGGCATCCAACGCGGATCAACTTATAAATATGGCGAGTTGGAAACGCTTGGCCCAATATTCATTGGACACTCTGGAATTTGTTATGGAGGACCAGAAATTTCGAGATCCGGAAGGGACGCGCCTTCGTCTCCATGAGATGCTCCCGCGAGAGGCTGTGCGGCCGGTAGGGCGCCCCCGTATTATTGAGGATCAATCGGAGAAAGAGCGTCTACAGTTAATTCTTCGGGAAATGTCCGCAGGGATTAAAGAAAGATATGAAAAAGAGTGGGCGGCGTACCGCCAACTCAAGCGCGATATGGGGCTCTAGACGGCCGCCTTCAACGCACCGTAGATCTTGACCGCATACCCGGCGATATCGTCAGCACGATCCACACCATTGACGATGCGCCGGGCATTACGCCAGTCCGGCATTGCCCCACTCAGGTAATCGGACAACTTCTTCCCCGTGAATAACCCGTCGCGCATACCGCGCACCATGATATCGGCGGCCGCCTCGAGGTCACAGGCACCGTCCGGATTAATCGCGAAGCCGAAGAGCGTATAGAGCCGCCGCCCGGTGATCTGGACCAACCCACGCCCGCGATAGAGAAAGCCATCCCCGACCTCGGTATTGCCGAGATTGGCCTTGCCCCACGGACCGCCGTAGATGATGTTGCCAATAGCCTTCTGATCGGCCGGGTGCTGCGTCGTGCGGCCATATTGGACCGCCTGCGTGGCGGTGATGCGTGACGGGAACTTGGCCGTCAGGGAGGCACTGGAATAGTTCAGGCTCTCCACGCCAGGCAGATAGGTGCTCTTCTCAGTCTCGATCATCGGTGTAGCGAGCAGGTAGGCGATGTGACGTAGGTCAGTCACTCCCTCCTCGTCACATGCGTCCAGGATCGCCCCTACTCCATCAACCTGTGTCTGGGATAGCTTACCGATGATGGGGCGCAGGCTGGTGAATAGTTTTGCTCTGTCCATTCTCTTATCTCCAAGGTGTTAAACGCGAAAAGCCGCCCTTCACCATCACGAGAAGAGCGGCCCATTACAAGGGACATGTTGCAGCGGCGTCCCCCTATTGCTTAGACCATGATGACCGGCTCCCTCTGTTGCCTGCTTGGTGTCTTACGAAAGGGATACTACTCTGATTGACGCCATGGTCAAGTGGATGGCGCCCATCGCATGGGGGTCTTTCTAGTTACTAGCGGAGCCGCATGGCCCCTCCTTGAAAGCATGCGATGGGGAGTATCAAAACTACTTACCCTGCCAATTTGAAAGCCCGCGACCGGGTTGGCGGCGATCGCGGGCTAGGGGGTTGCATGCAGCGAGGGGTTGCTTATGCCCCGATACCATACTCATTTCGACATGACTTGTCCAGCCGCGCTTTTCTCGATCGCCGCACGCGTCTGGGCGTCGCTATACGCCTTGGCCACACTGGCGGCGTCCGTCAGATTACGGGCTTGGATAGAACCAACCCGAACATAAATACGGGGCTTTCCCCCGTCCGGCGTCACGGGGTTGTTGACGCGACCCTCGTGCAGAGCAGGATGGTAATCATAGCCGAGGGTCAGCATCATTTCGCGGCGCTTAGCAAAGGCCACGTTGTGGCGACAATCGCGCATGAGCTTGTCCAGGTAAATACTGGATACCCATCCCCCCGCGAAGCCCGGCCGTTCCTCCTCGATCGCCTCTTGCACTTCCTGTTCCACGCGGCCACGGCCGGCGACTATCGCAGCTTGAGTAGAGCTCGTATCCGGGCAACGGATGGCGAGCTGGGCCGGATCCAGTTCGGCCACGAGTACCTTGCGGGCAAGGTGCCAGTTCATCACGCGCATCCCGTAGTTGGGTCCGTAGGCAGCATAGATGCCACTACCGAGCAACCAATCCTTGAGATTGCGGATATATTCGGCGTCCATCCCATCCCGGACCATATCTTCGGGCGTCTGTTGAGCGCAGAAGAATGCGGCGTATCGACGGTTCTTGCCGGTGATCGGGACACCATCCTGCCAGTTGGTCACGATAAACCCGTTGGCGCGATTGTCCCCAGTCACTTCCTCGATCCCCTTGCCTTCGATCGGCAGGGAGAGATTGGTCACAGTGGTCTTGAAGCCCTCGAAGAACTCCCGCCGATGCGTCGCGTATACCTCATCCAAGCCGAGGAAGAGCTTACGGTCTATCCAGCCATTGAAGTTGGATTTTCCGTTGACCATCTTCTCCATGTTAGGCATGTGGCTATAGTGGGAGCCCACCGCGAATGCCATAATCTTGAGCAGGAAAGATTTGAAATTCCCTTCCGCCCCCTGCACGATCGGCCACCATTGCGCTTTCATACCGGGATTTTGCTTGACGCTGGCCATATAGGTGAGGAGGAGCTCCGCGTCATGGCCGATCGGTAGCATCTTATGGATATGATTGATCATCGGGCTTGGGTCACCCTCAGTCTCTTCCGTCTCGGCCGGATAGTACGTATTGGCCAACCGTTTGCCACCGTCCACGATGATGCCCCCGGCACCATATTCCGGGCGGAAGCAAAGCCGGTCAGCGCGGGAAGCCGTGAAATTCTGGTTCTTGGCGAAGGCTTCGAACGCGCTGCTGACTACCTTCTTACCATTTCGGCTTATGACGAAGTCGTGACCGCCATAGATTACATCGAACCGAGCTTGATCTAGTATGTCGCCGCCGGGAATAAGCACCTTGTTCGGCGCCACGACATAGATACAGCCGGCGAAATGATCGAGTTGCTTCCCCGAAAGCATGAACTCGTCACCGGGACGCGGAGAGAACCCGGCCGCCTCTACCTCTTCATCAAGCGGGGGTGGCGGCAACGGTATGACCGGCCGATCCTCCTTCTTCACGTAGACCTGTTGTGTCCAGGCAGTGGCATTCAGGATGGTGTCCTGGAGATAGGTCTCCCGAATATCCCACTTGGCGCGGGCGAGTGCGGACAGACGCATGATGCGTTCCATCCGTTCGCAGTCTTTGCCGGTCCAGAAGGCCAGCGAGTTGGCAAACGCTTGGTCAACTGAGCTATGGTCGAAGCGATCGGAGCTATTGGGGTTCGGCGGCCATTTACGCGCAAGCACGTCGGTATTGGCGGTGAACAGATCGGCAAAGGTTGGATCGCCCGCGCCGCCCATGACCGATGCGGCGTTGTTCTTACCGCTGGCGAGCGCTCGCTCGAGGAGTTCGCCGTCATCGGCATACCCATTCCATTCCGGCACGGGTGCGGTTGTCCACTCGGTTGAGACGCCAGCGGTAGCGCGCGAGAAGAATTGCGAGACTACGCCCGGCAATGCGGCCGATACATCAGCCGAGACACTACCAGAGGCATGCGAACCGGTAAGCGCGACGAACCGCTCCTTGGTGTAGAACTCGAGGCCCAACGGTATGTTGCGGTTGGCGTGTTCAGGAGGAACCGCACCGGAGCCGATGATGTGGAGACCTGCGCCGGATTGGGAGACTTCAACGGCCGCGCCAGATAGGCGGGCGCACATCTCTTGGGCAAGCTGTGACCACGCGCCGTTAACGAGCGCGCCGTCGATATCAAGGAAGAAGAAGGGATCTAGAGCGGTGAAGACGAAGCCGACGCCATTGACCGGTTCGCGGGCTTGAAAAGCGATCGCCTGTTCATATGTTCCCCAATCGGCGGGATTGGTGGAGGAGGCTTTTCTGCCGTGGACCGGGGAGTACGGAACCTTAGTAGGTTTTTCGCTTCCCGGTCTATTTTCTAGTCGCCAAACGACGAATTGTGGCCACGAGGCCAAGGGCGCCAACGCTGATGGGAGCATGCTACACCGTCATGATAAGACGGGCGGCTTCACTCTTCAATTCCGGGGGCGCGGCGCCGGCAATCGGATGTCGATCCGCCAGTCCCTGCGCCACGATATCAACCAGACTGTTGTCCACGGCGTATTGCAGCACCGCGCGTTTCAGATCGCGCATGGTGACATAGGCGTTGCTGACACTACCGAGCGAGACACCCGCGCGTTGGGCAACCGTCTTGCGGGTGATCCATTGATAGCCGTCTTCCCGCGCGCATGCGATCGCCGCTTGCAGCACTACACCGCTTAGATTTTCTATTTTAACACTCATTCCATGCCCTCACTTCTGTCACCGCAATATGACCGCTGCGTCAAGTTAAGTCAACACACCCGCGCCCACGGCGGTCACATATGCATAATAGTCCCGGATCTCGATTAGTCCGCGCGCTATCAATCCTTGTGCTCTCTTCTTGTCCGCGCTCGTGAGCCCGAGATAATAGACGGGAGAAGCGGATACGCGACGCAATAGGGCGTGTGACGGGGGTTTGAGCCCGGCCCGCTGATCGATGCTCACGCGAACACCGTTAAGAGATAGGAGCCAACGATCCACACCGCGACGCAAGCCACACCGATGAAGAACCCCCTGGCGAAATCGGGATCAATCATAGGAAGGACCCCTCTCCAGTTGTAAACCGCGCGTCACCGCCGGCTTTTGTAACCAAGTTCGCCCAATTGAGCTGCGCTAGTTCGTGTTCATTACCGCTCCAGGTCCATCCGACCTTTTTGCATTCCCGGCTGACGAACTGCGCAAAGCGGGCACCAACATGCTTGGGCTCAATGATGAAACTTCTCCAACCGATCAGATCGCCCGATTTGAAAGTCTTGTTCTGTTGTGCGCTTTCGTTGGCGAGCCCCCATCTGATGAAGGATTTCTGTCCCGTCTTCTCATCCACGATCGCCTGCGCCCCGACGTTATTGCGCCACAGGTGCACGCCATATCGGGGAGCTTCCCCACGCACCAGCGATTGCACATAGGCTTCGCTGGTGCGTGGGTCCTCATGGGCTGGCGGGGAGGAGGACACCACGCCCATGATATGCAGGAGGTCCGCCAGGGCAGCGGGGGATATAGCCCATCGCGTCGCCCATTCCTGCAATTGAATTGTCATAGCCTATCCCTCTTTGCTTGATCATATCCTTCCTGATACCCGGCTAGATACGCGGTCCAGGAGAATAAACGGAATACCGGCCCGATCCCTATCGAATGCCACCACCGGTCAAAAGCCCCCTCGATATGGTTCATTTCATCTCCTTGATGGCCGGATAGTATTTGATCGCGGAAAGGCGCTCCTCATCCGTTAAGTGCCGCGAAGCATTCGGAGGGTCGGCGCGCCACGCCCACGACGCCACGAACTCCACCGTCTGCCTTAGATATCTGTTCTCCGCTTCTAGGCGCTCGATCTCGCGTATCGCCTTATTCAGGGCCTTGCTAGTCGCGTGCATGTGAAGACCGATAGCCTTCAACTCGTCCAAGGCCTCACTCATTCCCGCTCCTCCTTTTCCTCTGTGGTGCGGAGGGCGACGGCGGCGCGGGCACGACGCATGTGGCCGAAGGTTATTGCCATCGGGTCCGGCGATCCATCAGCCTTCAGGCTACCGCCAACAGGTTCATTGTCTTCATCGTTGTCGCTCGGGACGCCGAAATCCTCTTCTGCGGCATTAATCAAATCTATGAGCGCCTCCCGCAACCGCTCATTCTCAGCCCTAAACGCGTCAGCATCCTTCTTAGATTTGACAAGAAGACCATGCATTTTCGCGTGACGATCGTGGACTTTACTGGCGCAGACTTGAAGGTCGGCCTTGAACATGTCTCCGATCTGGCCAGCGAATAGCTCGCTTGCGCCTCCGGCCAACCCTGTGATGGTCTTGGTTGCGGCAAGGGCATAGTCCCTAAGCGCGGCTATTTCGGGTGCGGGGTCGCTTTGGTATTCGGAGAGAGCGGCAGTAAAAGCCCGGTCCCAGACATCTGCGGGCGGCGAATAGAACCCCGCTAGCTCCATTTGCTCCTTAGCTGCCATCAGCATGTCCGGCGTCATCTTCACAGCCACCGGCTCTTGCACTGCTGCGAGTTGTGGGGAGGTGTAGAGCTTCGTGCCGAGTTCTGCAGCTTCCAAGAAGCCGATGCTGGCATCGATCACCTTGCGAGGGCGCATCGCATTTAGATCACGCGTTGGATCATACCAGACCACAAAGCCCTCCGGCTCAGGGGCGACAGCGTGACCTTCTGCTTTGAGTAATTTAGGCGCGGCGGCATAAAGGGGTTCAAAGTTATCTGGATTTCCAAACCTGAAATGTCCAGGCGTGAATGTCCCGAAGTGCCACGACTCACCTTCATCAAAACTCCAGCGCCAAGCCACCGGCTCCGGCTCTTGCACTGCTGCGGGTGGCTTGGCGTAGAGGGATACGGTAAATTTCAAGAACTTTATATTTGAAACTTCCGCTCCATAGACAGCGTCACTAGACCCTATTTTCAATGTGTCAATCAGGGATTGACTTACCCACGCTACCGGTTGGCCGGGCAGCAGCGCAAGGGCTGCGGTGAGCGCGGCTTCCATTGCAAAGCCACTTGGGTATAGCGCCTCGGGAAGCTCCGCATGATATGCATCGCGAGCGGCTTTGTTCATTTCAGCGGTGATCATCTCAATGCCTCCTTGGCCGCTTCTAGGGTTACGATAATCCGATTGAGTGTCCCCCGGTGTGGCGTCGATCTTCCCTCACGAATATCCTCGAGCAGGATGATGGCGTGTTGCAGTCGATCTATAATCGGAATAGCGGGAGCGGAGACAAGAGCCGGGACATGCCGCCCGTTGAACTGGTCAACCAATTCCTTAAGTCGAGCTGTTGCCTCGGCAAGAGACATCTTTTCCCATCGTCTATCTTCGATTATAGCCACAGCTTCACAAGCCGACAGGCCGCCGCGACCGTTTAACCCTGTTAAAGACTGAGAATGGTTCTCTCGAGCTTGCGCTTCGTGCGGGGCGATCAGCCCCCAAGGGATGCTAGGAATGAGAGGGTTCTTCATAATAGTCATTGGCCGGGTCATCGCCCATACCTCCCCAAAGCCATCTGCACTCGGACATCCCGTTCGTGCGGCTGCATCGCTTCTTTGTACAGGTCCACGATCTCGATCGGTTTTGAAGCTACCTACAGTAACCACCGGTTCGTCTTCTCCCTCTCGAATGACGTAAACAGAGTTTCCGAAGAGACTGAGGTGCCAAGTCTCCCCAGGCCGTGTGATTGGATTGGTCATGATTGAGCCCTCAAAATATCCGCCACTGTGATTATGGAGTAAAACCCGTCGCCGTCCACCACTCGTATTGCGTGGTTGGAGTGGTGGGTGATGACAGTTCCGGTTTGCTGCCAGCCAACTTCCGTCCGCCACGCGATCGGCGCGCCGATGGGGAACAGCTCTTGCACCAGGTCCACTAGTTCGGTCAGCTTGGCGCGGACGAGATGTTGCTTGCCGGTAAAAGTGAGAGTGCTCATTCGGGCAACTCCCCCGTATCAACGAAGACCTGAAGAGCGACGATCAGCTCCGCCGCCAGTTCTTGATCTATGTGCATCCGTTCGCCGGGTTTGCCATCGCTGAGTTCGTCAACCCCGAGCCAAACCAAATCCACCGTAGCGATAGAAGATTTTTGCAAGGAGCATTTTGACCGATAGCTATCCAAAAAGTCGGCGCGACGGAAACCGCGCGATGTGTTCTTCCATTCGAGATTGCTCAATGCACCATCCTCCAAAGATCATCGCCCGGCGGCTGATAATGACCGCACCCCGTAATTACGAGAACAGCGGCGATCACCGCTACCCATAGCCCAAGGTTGAGAAAGAGGAACACCAGCAAGTGCAACCCGCGAGAACTCAGGCCGAACCAAGCGATATAGATCGTGCCGCTAAGCCAGATCAATAAACCAGCATAGAAAGCGGTCATACCCGATCCTCCAGGGCGTAGCAGTGTTCAAGATTGGAACCGGCGACATAACCACAGGCGGACAAGATCGCGATGAGGATGAGAAGGTTACGCATTAGCGCTCTCTCATACGAGCAGGCATGCGGTGGAGTTCTTTCGCAAACCGTTTCACTTCGGCCCCGAGTTCATCCAAGATCTCCGCCGCATGAAAGAACGCGCCATCTTCGGCATATATCGCCGCTAATTCGCAGCGTTCGCTCATACGAGCTATCATTTCTTCGTATGTCATGAGTGCCAACTCCTTGTTTGATTAACTTGACCATAGCGTCAAGTCGTACCGTCGTCAACAACTATCTTAGCGGCTTCATATGCAGGCATGCTAAATCAAGCCATCCCTGTTTCCAGGCACATTGATATGCTCCGCTAGATCCATGTGCGAAGTCAGTACGAGATCGATACTTCGCGGCTTCCGCATATATTTTAGGCTTATCCCATTTCACCAGCCGGCGACGCTTGCGTTTCGGCATATGAACACAAACTCTATCGAGCCATGAGTTTACCCATGCTGCGGTATACGCTCCGCTTGATCCCTTGGCGAACTCCGTCCGTGTCGCATATTTGGAAGCTTCGGAAGTACATTTCTCGATAGTCCAAATTGGCTTCCCACCTAGGCCGCCCCCACGCATCTTGTTTAGGACAAAGAACCCCTCGGCTCGAAATAAACTCACGGTTTGGATTTCGAGTTCGGCCGCTTCGTTGGATGGGAGTAGCTCGGAAAACACAGTCATTTTCGCCCCGTTGCGAAACAACATGGCGCAAGGTCCAGTGTACCGATGATCCCGCTCGCGGCGTTTCGGGTCGCTCGTTAGACCCACGTATACTGTTTGATGTGCGTGATCTGTGACCAAATATACGAACCGATGCGATGCGCCCCCAAGCCGTTTCATGTGGCGGCATATTTCCCGTAGCCACCTTTTTTCACTTGCTCTAAAATATGCAGAACTCCCCGCGCGAAAGTCGCGACGCGTCTCGTATTTTAATGCTTCGGCAAGGCACCGTTCGTACGTCCAGTATCCATCGGGAACGGTTTTCATCTATGGAAAGTCCTCTTCGATGCGTTTCATGAGCGCTTTTGCGTCATCTTCTTCTAATGTTTGCGCATGTAACACATCGATACCAAATTTATACCAAAAAAGTTTTTGCATTTCGCGATCACTAAGCCCAGCGGCACGTTGATGGCCGCCCCATCGATCCATGACTAAGCATACCGCTTCGCGCGCCTTTAGTTTAGCATCGTGATGTTTAACATTCGCCATGATCCACATGTGTTTCGCCCCTTTGGCCGCCAGCGCCGCGCGATAGCTATCCACGCTCATGACGGCCTCTTCGACCATGCCGCGCAATGCTCTGAGCACTTCGGGGTCAAGCTGCGTCATATCGCCCTCGACCATGGATGGGCTCGATCGGCCGGCGGGTTCCGGCGCCGGGGTGCAGCAATATGGGCACTCAAGCAGATGGCGGAAGTAGGGGTGACCGCATTCGGGGTTGAGACAGGCGCGCATAGGAATGGCGTCGGACGGCCCGCTCTTGCGCCCTGTGCTGGCGAGAGGCCATTGGCGCACCCGATCCGGTGGTCCGTGCCGCATGAAGTTACCGACGTGATCGATGATGATGGCGATCGGCTTTATGCTTGCCGCGATAGCCGCCAAGCGTCCTTCTCGAGTTGTTAGATCGAAGCCGGGCGCATAGATCGGTCGGAGTAGGCGCCCCAATTGCTGCATGTAGACAGCGAGTGATGCCGTGGCTCTCCCGAACTGCCCGACGATCAACGCGGGGATATCCGTCCCTTCGCTGACGATATCCACGGCGATCACCATATGAACCGTGCCGCGCTCCAAACTCTTGAAGACTTGTCGCCGCACGCCAGGATCGGTATCCCCTGTCACCAATTCCGCTTTGATCCCCGCACGGCGATACGCCTCGAGCATCTTGGTCGCGGTGCCCACATCGGGGGCGAAGGCGATACCCGTGCGCGCCGGCCGCGCTTCATGACCGCGATAATAGCCGGAGTTGAGCTTCTGATATGTCTTGACGACATCGCCGACGATCGGGCTCGCATCCGCCGCCGCCTTGAGCTGCGCGGTTGACCAATCGCCAGACTTACCCACTTCGCCAAGCAGTTCCGTCAGATGGCTATCCGCGCAAATGACATCGTAATCCGTCAAATAGCCTTCTTCGATGAGCCACCGCATAGGCGGCCCTTCAACCATGCAATCCGCAACGCCGTCGCCATTGAGGGAAGGCAACATGTAGGCCGCTTCGATCAGCCCGACATCAGACCAACCATCGGCGATGAACTGCTCGTAGGTGAGCTTGCCGGCCTTCGGCGTCATAACGGCCGTGCGCCGGCCAAGACCGCGACCATCCGCACGCTTCGGCGTCGCCGTGGGCAATAGGCCGCGACAATTGGGATTGGTGAAGAGGGCAATGGCACGATGCCACTTGTTATCCTCGACCAGATGGTGACCCTCATCCACGATCCACAGCGTGACTTGCGCCGCCCATGCCTCGAGCCCCTCGCGTCGGACTAGAGTATCCACGCTGGCGACGGCACATCGGGCACCGGGGTCGTAATAGCTCCGACCCGTTTCCGCGATATGGAGATCCGCGATCGCACGGCACATCTTCTTGTCGGCGATGATATTGTGACGTACCCCGCATACTGCCAAGGCGAGCGAGATTTGCGAGACGATCTCGGTTCGATGCGCGATAAGACACGACGAACCGAGATGCTCTTCAATGATGGAAGCAAATATTCGGGTTTTGCCACCGCCGGTATCAAGCCGCATGACGACATTGGGACGCCCCGCTTGCCATTCAATGAAGACCTTGGTTTTCAGTTCCGTTTGGTATGGGCGGAGCGCGATGGTCATAAAGTTGAACGCCGGGCGAGATAATCACAACGAGCTTTAGCCAAGCTCAATTCTTCATATCCGCTATCAGATATGGAATGAGTGAAAGACGGACTTGGCCGGTAAACTACATAGATATTTTTATCAAGACCAATCCAAAAACCATCATTTTCATAAATTATATCTTTTTCTCTCATCTGACCAACCCTCCATAATTTACACTTGACGCTACGGTCATATCCGATTACACCAAAGCCAGTCAACCGGAAAGGAACTATAAATATGATCACTTTTGAACTTCATGAAAGCACACCGCTTGCCCAAGCCCGGGGTATGGTCGCGCTGCTCGCGTCGGTTTATGGCCCGGGCGTATTGCCGAAGGAGGCAACGGTCACCGTGGGCGATGTGTCCGTGAGCGGCCCGGCCTCTCTAATTTTGCCTACTGGGACAGGAACGACAACAGTTAATGTCTCGGAGCCCGACGCCGCCTCTGTCTTTGGCACCCCCCGCGTAGATGATGTGACCCCAGTCACCAACCCATATGACCGAACGGGTGTTGAGCGCGATAGCGCAGGTATCCCCTGGGACGATCGCATCCACGCCAGCACGAAGACGAAGACGGCCAACGGCGCGTGGACCCGCCGTCGCAACACGGATGACGCGCTGTTCGATAATGTCATGGCTGAACTGAAGGCGGCTAATACCGCGCACACCTTGCAAGCCGCTCAGGTGGGCGGCCTTGTCCCCCCGCCGCCATCATCTGCCCCCACGACCGCCGCAACTGTCCCATCCCCACCGCCTGCCGATCCGGTTGTCTCCTCGACCGCCCCCGGCGTGCCGGCCCCACCGGTCGCTGGTGAGACGACTTTCCCGCAACTGATGATGAAGGTCACTCGGATGCAGGCGGAGGGTAAGTTGGCACAGGACGCGTATACCAATCTGCTCCTCTCGGTCGGCGCCAAGAGTATCGTGGATCTGAGCAAGAACAAGGCGCTCATTCCGGCCTTTGACGCACTGATTGATGATCACCTGGCATCGCAAGGATGAGCGGCGACCACGCATTCCTTGCCCCATCGGCGGCGGATATCTGGGGGGCGCCCGATGGGTGTCCCGCATACCCCCGCATGGCGGTGCTATATCCGGAAGACGAAGAACGACCAGAAGCGCGGGAGGGAACCGCCGCCCACGATTATCTCGCCTCCCATCTCGGCAAGTTCGCCGTCCTGGGATTAGGAGATATCGCCACGAACGGCCACCCTATCACGCAAGAGATGGTGGATGGGGCGCAAGACCTGCTCGAAGATGTCGCAACATGGCGCCCCGCATGCGGCCACCGGTTCGTGGTAGAAGAACGCGTCTATATGCCCTCGATCCATCCTACACTCAATTGGGGAACGGCGGATATCGGTGGCGCCGATTTCACGAGTAAGACGCTTTATGTGCGGGATTATAAATTCGGTCACGGGTACGTCGATGCGTGGGAGAACTTGCAACTCGTGGATTATGTCGTCGGTCTGTTCCGACATTTTGCTATCCCGGATACGGTATGGGCCGAATGGACTGTCAACGCCGGCATATTCCAGCCGCGTTGTTATCATCCCGAGGGACCGCGCAAAATCTGGCCTTGCTCCGGCGCCCGTTTCTTGGAGTTAGCGGACGGGCTCGCCCATGCCGCACGCAAGACCAATGATCCCGATGCGCCATACCACACGGGGGATCATTGCGACCATTGCCCGGCACGATACGATTGTCCGGCATTGCTGGCGGTCGGCGGCGTCGCGATCGATCTATCTCGCAAGGGTGCACCGCAGGAACTAACCCCCTTACGAGCCGGGTTGATGCGTAAACATGTTACGGATGCGATCGCCCGGCTTGAGGCGCTGCAATCCGGATTGGATGCTCAGATCGATGCATTCATCCGCGCCGGTAAAGCAGTTCCGTTCGCCGATCGGAAGCAAGGAGAAGGCCGCGAATTCTGGTCACGGCCTTTGGAAGAAGTCTATATCCTGGGCGATATGTTTGGCAAAGAGCTGCGCAAACCCGCTGCAATTACCCCCGCCCAAGCCCGGAAGTTAGGACTTGACGCAGAGGTCATATCGGCCTACTCCGATAGACGGTCGGGGGAATTCAAGATTGTAAGTGTTGATGACAACCGCGCCGCTAAGGTGTTCAAATAGGAGTTGGCAATATGGCAATATCTGAAACTTTCCCGTCGCCGAAGATGCGATTGGTACAGGGGGACGCATTCAATCCCTCGACCACGGACATGCAGGGCAACCCCATGACCGTCAAGACCGGCCCGAATGCCGGTCAACCCACACAGGCGTTCATCCTGACCTGCGCGATCGCCAAGAACGATCCGGAAGCTATCCCCTATCTGATGAAGCTTGCGGCGATCGCCGCCAAGGCGAAGCCGGCGAATTGGCCGCAAGGTGTCAAAGCCCCGCCGGCTAACTTCCCGCCATCACTTGTCCAGGACGTGGCCAAACTCTTCGGCTGCATCCATCCGCAGTTTGCCCTCAAGGTGCAGGACGGCGATGGCTACGACGGCAACAGCAAACCGAATAGCGGCAAGCAGGGCCATGCCGGTCACTGGATCATCAAGTTCAGCCAGCCATCCGCACCGGAAGTCTACGAAGCCGGCAAGATCGGCGGCGCACCGAACTTCCGTGTGGACATGGACAAAGCGCGTCATTCGCTCCTCAAGACGGGTTACTATGTCCGCGTCGGTGCTCAGGTATCGGACAATGAGAATGAACAGCGCCCTGGTCTCTACCTGAACCCTAAGTTCGTGGTCATCGAACATGCTGGCGAAGAGATCCGCAGCGGCCCGAGCGCTTCGGATGTCATGGGTGGCGCTGCTGCGTCCGGCCCAACGCCCTCTACGGGCACACTCACGATGCTGAACGGCGCCGATTACGCGGCATACAAGGCGGCCGGTTGGTCGGATGACCAGATGATCGCCGCCGGTCACGCCACACGGGCGGCTGCTCCCCCGCCTCCCCCGGTAGCCGCTGTGGCGCCCCCTCCCCCACCCGTTGCATCTGGCCCCACCATGACCGCCCTTGCCGGCGGCATGACGCGGGACCAGTTCATTGCGGCTGGTTGGACGGATGAGGCGCTGATTGCGGGCGGATACATGACGGCGTCGGTGGTCGCTCCCCCGGTCCCCCCGTCACCTGCCGCGCCCCCGCCGCCGCCAAGTGTTCCTATCCCATCTGTCTCCACCGGGGCGCCTGCGACGCCATCCCCTTCTAGCCCGCCACCCCCGCCGTATAGCGCGTTCCGTATGTTACCGGCCGCTCAGAACGCCACATACGATCAACTCAAGGCCGGTGGTTGGACAGATGAGCAGATGATCCAACATGGAATGATGGCCCCAAACGCATAGTCATAAGGAACCCACATAACCTATGATTTAGGCCCTCGGTTTATCGTATCTGCAACCGAGGGCCGTTTTATTTAGAAAGGTTGGCACCGGATATGTGGCTGATTGAACAGCATGCGACCATGGATTTTGAAACCCGAAGTGCCGCAGGTTTTCACTGGAACGGCGAAAAGAATACTTGGATCGGGCCGCCTGGCGCGGAGAAGAAAAAGGGTATCTCCGCAGTCGGCACGTATGTCTATGCCGAGCACCCGAGCACGGATGTCCTTTGCCTCTATTACTCTCTTCCCGGCGATAACCAGCCGAGTGGATGGCATCCCGGTGATCCGCCGCCGCAACGTCTATTTGATTGGATAGCCACCGGTGGTCTCGTGGAATGCCACAAGGCCATGTTTGAGCGGGCGATCTGGCATCTTGTCATGGTGCGCAAGCATGGGTGGCCGCCAATCCCAGCAAAACAATTCCGTTGCAGCATGGCTAAGGCTCGTGTGAACAATCTTCCCGGCGCTCTTGGCGATCTGAGTAAAGTACTTCCGGGAACAGAGGAGAAGGACGAAGACGGTCGGCGGCTGATCAACAAATTCTCGATCCCACAAAAACCTACCGCCAAGCAACCAAATATCTGGCTTGATCCGGCAACCGATCCGATCGACGGGCCGAAGCTGTATGCTTATTGCGCTGGTGACGTGCGGACGGAGATCGACAAATCAAACCAGATTATGCCGATGACGGCGGCCGAGCTTGAATTCTGGCAACTCGACCAGGAAATGAACTGGCGCGGCATCGCGGTAGACCGAGCAAGCGTGCGCAACATGACCGCCGTGCTCGACCGAGCGCTCCTCCAATATGGTGATGAGTTTCGCATTATCACTGGCGGGCTCAATCCCACGCAGGTGCAGGCTACACAAGGATGGCTGCGGGCCAAAGGCGTGTTCATGGACGCCCTGGACGAAGAGGCGATTACCGAGGCGCTCACGCGGAATAATCTACCGCCCGAAGCAAGGCGCGTGCTCGAGATACGCGGGCTCATCGGTTCGGCCTCGGTTAAGAAGCTCTATTCGATCGATCGCACAGCCGCGAGTGATGACCGCGTGCGGGACATCATTGTCCACCATGGCGCTCGTACCGGCCGCCCCACGGGCGATCTCGTGCAGCCGCTCAACCTGCCTAAGGCTGGCCCGGATCTGGTTTATTGCGAGGCATGTGATAAGCCGAGCAAATGGCCGCCCACGGTATGCCCATGGTGTGCAACGCCAATGCATCCATTGCTCAAGAAATACAAATGGCCAAACACCCCGGACCATCTCGAGCACACCAATCCGGTGGACGCGGTTCAAGAGGTGATGGCCACTCGGTCGCTCCCGGTCGTAGAACATTTCCTCGGTGATGCGCTCTTATCTATTTCGGGGTGCGTGCGCGGGATGATCGTGGCTGGTCCGGGTATGGAGCTAATGGCATCGGACTACAGCGCCATTGAGGCCGTGGTTACGGCGCAACTGGCTGGTTGCCAATGGCGTATTGATACGTTCAAGCGTCGGGAGGACATCTATCTAGTGTCGGCGGCCAAGATCGTCCCTGGTCGGACATACGAAGGGTATATTGAATACTTCGCCGCCAATGGTCGCACCCATCACCCCGATCGCCAGAAGATAGGTAAAGTCGCGGAACTCGCTCTAGGTTTTGGAGGATGGCTTGCGGCGTGGCGCCAATTCGATAGCACGAACAACTTCACGGATGATGAGGTGAAGAGGAACATCCTCGCATGGCGCGCCGCGTCCCCCGAGATCCCCGAGATGTGGGGCGGCCAAACCAGAGATCCGATTTACGAGAAGCGACCGACGCTCGAACGGTTCGGTTTTGAAGGCGCTTTCGTCAACGCCATCCAATATCCCGGCCATCTATTCGAAAGCCACGGGATCAAGTTCTACATGCGCAAGGACGCGCTGATCGTGCGGCTCTTATCCGGCCGGGAACTGGTCTATAACTCCCCTCGCTTGTGGCAAAACGAGACGCGCGCCGGCATTCTCGATATCACCTATATGACTTGGAATTCCAATGCCAAATATGGGCCGCCAGGATGGGGTCCGATGAAGACATATTCCGGACGTATTGCGGAAAATATTGTTCAGGCCGTCGCCCACGATATTCAGCGGTTCGGTATCTTGGCGCTCGAGGCGGCCGGCTATCCGATTATCCTCCATGTCTATGATGAAGATGTAGCCGAGGTGCCGATTGGGTGGGGCTCGCTTGAGGAGTTCGAGCGGATCATGGGGACCATGCCGTCATGGGCTCATGATTGGCCCGTACGCGCGTCCGGTGGGTGGCGCGGCTATCGGTATAGAAAAGCATAATTGGGCACTTGACGCACCGGTCAAGTTAGCATAGATAGAGGGTGCATCAATAAAGGAGTTGGCAATGGATATCACAAAGACGGAAGACAAGGCTCGTACATTCGCTATGAGGCTTGTGCCTATCGATGGGGGTCTCGCTAAATGGGCCCATGATTTAGCCATTAATGGCTACACCGTTGATGAAATTAAGAAAATGTTGGCGCTAGCCATGGAGGATAGCGGGCGCAGCTAACGCGGGCTAAGGTGCGGGGCTTCGGCCCCCTATCTTAACCAACGGGAGATACTCAAATGCGCCTGAAACTCTGGTTCTTCTTCGCCATCGGATTGATCGTCTTCGCGGGCGTTCTGATGGCGCTCAATCCGGCCATTGCCGCCGCACCTGTCGGGTTCGTCGTCATCTTCTTGACTTGCCTTGCGCCGGCCCTCCTTATCGATTGGGTCGCCGCGTGGATACGGGTCCCCGTGGTCCCCCTGCTAATGCGCGCATTTGCCGTTTTGACCATTTGGGCTGTCTTCATGAGTACTGGTTCTGCGCCGGCCGGTGTGGCGAGTTTTTTCCTTATGATCGCGATTTTCGTCTACACCACTGTGGCCGCACGCCGTCGTCGGATTGCGCTCGAGCAACGGGAATTCGAAAACCATTCGCGACAGATCTACACAATGGAAGGGGGCGGCATGGTGCGCGCGGCGCGCGGTATTCCCGGCACGCCCTGGAGACCAACCAAACGTTAAGGTATACCGAGCCCGGCTAACCACCGGGCTTTTTTTTTATTGTGCGATCACTTCGATCGAAACAACCATCCCTACCGCACGGGCCCACAAGATGGTCCCCTCCTCGATATTGGTGAAGGTTTGCTGGCGGCCGGCGGGGATGGAACGGAAGTCCGCGAAATCTAAGGAGGGCTCTAGCTCAGATGCCACGATGCGGGCGCCCTGGTAGACATTTGACCCTGTGTTCTCGATCGTCACGCACTCATCCGATGGCGAACAAATCTGCGTCCATGCATCAAGAGCGAGGACGTAACGTTTGAAATTGAGTGACATGGCGGGCCCCGATAGGTTGATCCGCCATTAATCGCATAGGTCGTGATATTATCCAAGCGGTTGATCGAACGCCGCGTTGATTGTTGCTGCCGTTCCAGTCACCCGCCGCACGCAAAAGAACCACCCCGGCGGCAACATCGCATTGAGCTGATTGCGATCGGCGGAGCCCATGCCCACGACCAGCAGGATGCCCGTTAGGGATGAGCGAAACGACGCAATCGCCACACCGCCGGTTCCGTCCGCAAGGCCCGTTGATGCGGCCCCAATCCGTAGTTCAACCGTATCGTTCTGTGTGCTGGCGACGGAAACCGAATAACCGACATCGATCATGACGGAAAGCAGCGCGGGCTTGGCGACAGCCGTCGCTTGATAAACGGTTCCAAAGGCCAAGGTGCGCGCATTAGGCACCCCGGGCGCCACGGTAACGCCCGCCGCCCCGGCAGTACCTTGTGCACCAGTTGCGCCGGTCGCTCCTATGGGGCCTTGCACGCCGGTTTCCCCCGTGGCTCCCGGCGTTCCGTTACTTCCGATATCGCCTTTCGAACCCGTCGCTCCAGCGGGCCCGATGGCACCAGTTACCCCCTGCGGTCCTTGGGGACCAGCGGCCGGCGGGTTCGATACAAAGTATTGCTCAACAATGCGGCGGATAGCTGCGCGTCCGAAGCCGCCGAAAATGCTTTCGCGAAACATGGTTCCTCACAATCCATTAGGGCGGGAGCGACAATACGCTTTGACGTAGACGGGCTTTGGTTCCTCACATCCCCCACGCATGGGCGAGATCAATGTAGGGACGGCCTGTGGCTCATCGCTTCGAGAAAGGGATGCCCCCAAGCTCACACCGAGGAAGACGCCTGCCAGGAAGATAGCCGCGCCCCAAAATATCAGGTTCTTTGTTGGCACGTTTCCATCCCTCGTATTGGGGGCAAGGAGAACGCCCGTGAAGAAAATCAAAAGAAGTACGGCGGATGCCAGGCCGATCGGGCTCGTGTTCATCCATTCTGGATTATTGAGGGCGATCTTGGAAACGACCCAAACCCGCGTATAGACCGCGTACGCCGCCACGATACAGATAGAGAAAGCTAAGATCGCCTCCCCCTCCCGGCCGCCATCCCGAAATGCTTGATACGCCGTACTCGACCAAGTCACGAGGACAATCATGGCCACGCCGAAGATCATCGAAGACAGCATGAACGCCGTCATCTCATATCCGGTGAAGATAAAGAGAGCGGTGTAGAGCAGGATGTAGAACGCTGTCAGGGACAGGATGATATTGCGCCGGAGATAGTTCAATGTGGCCTCGCACGGAAATCGAGTGTTGCGCGGCTGAGCGCTAAGCGGATGTCGGCGGCGGTGTGTTCCATACGAATGACTTCCTCGGCAAAACGGCCGCGCTCGACCCGTACCTGTTCGTCCAGTTCTGGGGCGGGAGACAGCGCTGCACCAACGCCATCCATTGTCCGGAGCGGACGCCTGGGATTGGTCGTTTTGTGTGGTAGCAGAAAGTTAAGAAGCTTTAACATAACTCCCTCTTCCGGCCTCGTATAGACTACGAACAAGGTCATGGGCGCTCGCTAGCTTTTCGTTCTGTAGTTTCTGGTCCGATAGTCGTTCGGCCTGAACATCGATGTAGAGTTTGATCCACGAAGAGATTTCCGCATCATGGGCAACCTCTCGTGCCTGAAGTTTATCCGCATGCTCTAAACGATCCCGCTCGCGGGCTCGGAATAGGGCGAGAGCGAGAGCCGCACCGATCACCGTGGTCAGGCCCAGAACCCCTTGGGTAAGCAGCCATTCGAAGCCCTTTCCCAATAGCTCATCCATTACCGCAGCGCCTTTGCCTGTTCTTCCCTAAGCTGGTAGCATCTCAACACGCGTGCGTTCGCCCGGTCAAGCCCCCGCCGCTCTATCTTCAGCAATGAGAGCGTATCATCCCCGAGCCGTAACACCGCATGGCTTTCTTGGACGCGGCAATCATCTGGTTGTGGGGCGAGATTGACACGGGCTTGGGCCACGCCTTGTGTGGTTGCGGCGGCGTTCAGCTTGGCGCGGTCATTTGCGCAAGAAATCAATATCAGACTGGTCAAGACCACAAGTCCGGCCCGCAAGACGACGTTGGTTCTCATTGAGGGCGATCACCTTTTCAGTTTCCGCGTCTTGGGCGGCTTGCTTCTGGAGGAGATCAGTATAGCCGGCCGCATAAGCATCGAATAGAGGGCGTTGCTTGTCGATCTGGCGTTGCAGCTCGTCTGCGCGTGCGGTGGCGGCCGTCGCCGCGGCTTCGAGCACGTACCCCTGTCGGGCCGCTTCAGCCGCGCGGGGGACCATCCAGATCGTTACGTAGATGAAGCCGAGCGCCGCCACGGTCGCGCCAGCCGCCAGCATGCGGAGCGTCCCGCCAATGCCCCCGAGAAGTGCCCAGAGGGCGGCGGTCATTGCTCCGGCCGATCGTCTGGTTTGTTGCTAGCGGCGATCATGGACTTGCGGGCATCCTTGCCCTCCCACGCGGCGCCGAAGATATAGGTGCCCGTTAGAGTAATGAGCAGCCCCGTGACATTGAAGGCGATCCCATCGCGTGTCGCATCACTGCCGACGATCGCGATATATGTAATCAGACCCATTGCCCAAAACAGGATGACAAACACATAGAGGCGGCGCCATTTCCATGACGTTGCCCCCTCGAGCGCCTTCAGTAGTTCATTCATGCGGTGGGCCAATCGATCGATGTGGCGATAATCCATGCTTTATCAGATGTCTTGGATTTATCGATCGCCGCCTTAGTCGCCGCCGTCGCCGTGTCGATCGCCGCGCAGATATCAACCCATTGCTGATAGGTCCCCGTAGCGGCTTCTACGCGACGATTGGCCGCCAGCATATCCACCAGAGCTTTAAGGCCTTCGAAGGACGGGGCGGCGGCCGGCTCGACAGGGACGGAGAACTTCTTCCCATCGTAGGTCCATCCCTGCGCCGTCTCTTCAGAACACGGCTTCAGCGTAGCCACGACATCGGGATGGAAGGCGTCGGAAACGGCGACATCGTCAGGGAGCTGAATGATCTCCGCCACCAGTCCATCTAAAATACGAGCGAGATACTGTGTCATGATGAGCCCTTAGTATTGGAGGAAGACGAGGCCGGGAGCGCCCGCACCGCCTGCGGCGCTTGCAACCCAAGTGGCATAGACGGAACCACCGCCGGAACCGGGAGCTGTACCATTTTGGATAGAGTTAGGGGTGGTGGATGCTCGACCGCCTCCACCCATGGAACTAGCCCCTCCATTACCGCCATATACTGGAGTAACTGCCGTACCGCCGCCATCCGTGCCATTACCGCCGGTCTTATTAATTTGGCCGCCGCTACCGACACCACCGGCGCCACCCGCTGAAGGAGTCCCCTGCCCTTTGACGCCGCCGGTTGCTGACATGAACGCACCAATACTGGACGTACCGCCCGTAACACCATCCGCGCCAATTGCATTGGGGGAATTGGCACTAGCCGCGCCGCCCGTACCCGCCGCACCAACGGTAATGGATATTACCTGCCCGGGGGTAACCGTAATCCATCCTTCCGAACTACCGCCTGCTCCACCGCCGCCAGCGGGGTTTATGATACCGGACCCGTTCTGTCCGGCGCCACCCGCCCCACCACCACCACCGACGACCGTCCCGTAGATCTTGAACACGCCGGCGGGAACCGTAAAGTTGGATGTGCCTGCGGTCGAGAAAGTCGTAACCGATCGACCCGGGAGGAAGGAGGTATTCAGGCCGGAGATTTGAAAGTTAGTGCCATCATAGATGAAATCCACAATGGAGCCGGATTGCAGGTCCGCCGATTGAGCAGGGGAACCATCCGAGCGAATGACCGTCTTGACACCAAGACCATTCAGATTGAGCGTAACGGCGCCCGTGTTAGTTGTGGTTATGCCGAGAGACACGCGGAGACCGGCCGTATACGCCGTGATCGCCGGAACAAGCGTAGCGGTGAGCGCATTGGCCGTACCAGCGGTGGCGACATAAACCCAAGACCCGGATTGGATCTGGGTAGACATGCGACGCGGACCGATAGCCTGCGTAAAGGTAGAACCCGCCGCCACTTCCGCCGCCGTGGCGAGGCGGACATTGCCCAGTACTGTTTCCGAAGTCTGCGCGGCATTCGTGATGACAAATGACGTGCCATCCTTACAGGTCAGCATGACCTGCCCGAAAATCTCCCCGCCAAGGAGCGGATTGCCCCGGGTATCGGTGATCGGGAGAGCACCAAGACCGTTCACGTTGATCGTGGACGCGCCGGTATTGGTCAGGGCGCCGGGAACACCGATAAAGATAATGGAACCGGAAATATAAGCAGTGATGGCCGGGGTGAGGGTTAGGGTATACGTGTTCGCGGAGCCAGCGATAATACCTTGAAGCCACGAATTCCGCTGGACTTGGGTGGCTAGGCGCCCAACGGAGGGGGCAATCGTGAGATCGGCACCAGCGATCAATTCTGCCGCGGTACTAAAACGGGATACACCCAAAAGAGCTTCGGTACTTTGCACGATATTAGTGACGACCCACGACACGCCATTAACGCAAGTCAACTGGACGTGGTTGTACAATTCCCCGCCCTTGAGCGCATTGGAACGGGCATCCGTAATCGGAAGGGCGCCGAGACCATTGACATCGATCGTAGATGCGCCCGTATTTACGATACCCGAGGGGAAATTAACTACAATGGTGCGGCCACCAATATAGGAGGCTAGTGCGGGTACGAGCGTCAAAGTATATGCGTTTGTAGAGCCCCCGGCGGAAGCATAATTCCATCGGCCACCTTGAACTTGCGTGGCGATACGACCGATGGAAGGCGCGCGAGTAAGATCCGTACCAGCCGTCAGTTCGGCGGCCGAACCCAGCTCTACTGACCCCCGACGCGTTTCAGAAGAGCCGAAGAAGTTTACCGGGTTGAAGAAGCCGGCGCGATAGATGAATACCATCGGTCCCGGAGAGAGATCGTTCGCCTGGAGAGCCGCGCCACTGGGATCCTGAATAGTGACCGCACCAAGGCCGTTGACATTGAGCGTAGGGGTCGTCGTCGCATTAGCGGTTGCGATACGCAGCGCCACGAGCATCCCATCTACATACGCAGCGGGGACAGGGGAGAGCGTGGCGGTGATAACATCCGCCGTACCGCCCGCAACGGAGAAGTTCCACGAGCCGCGCTGAACGGCGCTCGCCATGCGACGCGGCGTAATGATCTTGGTCCCGATCAAACCTGCGTTCGCTTCGGCCTGGGTGGCCTCGAGCGCGGTTAGAGAAAATGCCTCATCCAACGCCCACTTGGTTGCGTCACTTCCCGGCGTCGCCGTATTCGCGGCCACAATGGAGACCCACGCCTGCATGCCCGCACCCGCGTTGTACCGAACGCGGGCGGTAAGGGGATAACTCACCGCGACGCCACTCCCGTCCACCGCATACCATTCGGGCAGGCCGTAAAGCTGGAGGTACTTGATGGCATTCGTCATCTGGTAGACATATTCATTCGTCTCATCGCGGGGAACGCGCTTGGCGGCCGGATCGGTATCGGGATTACGCTCATAATCCGGCCCAAAACCCTGCGTATAGCTGACTGCGCCGGACGGTTGGGAGGCTTCGGGAATGGTCGCGCGATCGCCGCTAGTGCCGAAAGGAATACCGAAAAATTTGCTGTCAACCATGACTATTCCCCGAAGGTGCCGTTATTGAAATTCTGGTAGTAGGGATCAAACCCGAAAGCTTCACTCGGGTCTATCAAAATGTTGAGTTGCACGCCAGCCGGACGCGGCAACAGATCGTAATTCTGCAAGACAAAGAGCACGTCACTATCCAAAGCGACGGGGAATACATAACTGGCGGTCATATCGAGCGGATCGAGCACTTTGCCCATACCAAAGATCTGGTTCAGGATGAAGTTGACATTAGGCACGCTGGCATCCGTCACAAGTTGGTAATACCGAAGCCGTAGCACGAGGCGCTTTTGTTCCGTGGTCAAGCCTGCGACGCCAGAGCTATCCCGGCCGAAGTTGTATTTGAAGAAGTTCTGATTGAACGCCCCGAAACCCCACACCGGGCGCGTGCCCGAACTGGGGAGACCCACGGATAGTGGGATACCGAGAATGATCCCCCACACCGACAAACCAAAGTCATTGGCTGTCTGTAGGTTGAAAACATCTCGATACCAATCTGTCCAGAACTCCTCTTGGTTGGTCTCATACCAATCGGACTTCTGTTGCAGGATAGATTGCAGACGGGCCGCGTCATTGTACTGCCAGAGGATGGCGCGGAGCAGATTAACCGAGAAATCGAATTCTTGGATTGTGCTCAAGGCGTCACCGTCACGGCAATATTACCCTCGAGAAGGGTCGCGAGTTGGGAGATGGTGATAGGGATCGTGGCAGCGGAGAATGTCACGTTATTCAAGCTGAGGAGCAAATTCTGTACAAAGATCGTCGGCGCCTCTCGGTTAACCGCACCCGCCAATTCAAAAGGCGACACGTCGCCGCCGACGATGAAACCGTCTTCTCCCTCTTGCAGGCCGTTGGCGTAATCGATCATCGAAGAACGCACGATACCCGGCACGTCCGGATATGCCGCCCCGCCCCTAACCGTGACTTGAACAAAGATGGGGACTTCTGTTGGGCGATCGAACTGTACTGGATAAATTTGCCCTGTAATCGGCTCCGTCACGTTGACTACCGTCGTTCCGTTCCAGTTGGCACCCAAGCTCTTCTTTTGAAGCAGCGCGGTGGCTACGATGAGATCCGTTCCGCCGTCCACGCAGGCATAGATAGAATGAGCCACGAGGGTCTTGCCCTCGATCACGATGCTCGCGTTGGTGACATTCTCCCGGAAGGTCATCGACCGAATACCTTCGGCCGAATAGACTGAGGACGTAATTGCCTCCGGGAGCGCCACGCCTTGGAGTGCGAGTGTGCGGCGGCGCCGGGTGCGGCTGGCGATATCGCTCTCTTCTGGCTGACCTGTCGTACCGGCGGCCGGATTGCTCACGGTTTCCCACCCTAGTACGCTAGATGCGATGGAATTGAGCCCTAGAGCCGGCGCGGCAATCGGACCGAGCTCGACGGACTGAAACGTGCCAAGTCCGGTTCCGTCCGATCCGATGGTGACGTTGCTCAGAAGCTGGAACTGATCGCCCGCCGCCCCAACTGTGGCGATGGCGCCGGATGTCACGATCACACCGGGGATACCCGTCAGTACCACGTCACGGACAATCGTCGGAAGCGCAACGAAGCGTTGACCGCCCGTGAGCGCCCAAATTGCATCAAGGAAGATACCGCCGGCTAAGTTAGGATTGATCTGGTTGGCGACGGCAGCATTGTTGCGCACCACTTCCTCACGGGCGAGGGTTTCCGCTGCGATCAGCGTTCCTTGCGGGGTCTCGCTCGACACGTCCAAGTCATCGCCTAGCGCATTCTTGAACTCCGTTTGAGTTTCCGTGAGGATGTCGCTCGTATCCGGGACGATGACACCATTGTCCGTGAGGTACTGATAATCAGCCATTACTTATAGTTCCCGTCCCGTAGATCGTCGCGATGGTGGCGGTATAGACGAAGCGGTCAGCAACCTGATTTATCTCCAGATCCTCAATCCCGGTCACGTCTGGCACTTGAGCGATGCGCAATCGGAATGCCGCTTCGAAAGGGTCGGTCGATGGCGTTCCGTTCCATACTGTTTCGAAGTACGGCATGCCTTGGTCTTGGGCGAATACCATCTCTTTGAGGATAGCTTTGACGACGTGTTCACAGGTTTGAAGCACCGCGACGACGCCTGTCACCACGGCTAGGTTGCCCGCGCCGTCGATATAGATGTCATTATTGTCATCAACCCCCAATGTGCGCGTCATACGTTTGGAACCGCCGTGTTGCTACCGCCCGGAGTGATGCCCCCGTGCGTGTGAGTATCGCCGATGTTCTTCCCGTTCATATGGAGACCGGCGGATGTCAGGGAGAGAACATTCCCCCCTACGGTAAGGTATATGCCGCTCTCATCGAACGCAATGCTCGAGCCGTTATCCCCTGTCGCAAATACCGCGCGTTCACCGTCCGTGGCGCCCACATTGCCGTACTTCATGGCGTCGGGATAGAACACCCCATCCTGAAAAGAATGCATGCGGGCCGTGTTTGGGGGGCCATCCTTGTGATCCTGAAGGAATGCGCTCGTGTCCCGGTCCCCGGCATGCAGCCAGCCTAGATCGCCCTCTTTAATCGGCAGAGAAAGGGAGAAACGACCGTTGCCAAATTGATACACCCGGACGCTGGCGACGGGCGCTCGGGCCACTTCCCGACCATCCGTTCCGACCATCTTGATCACGGGTTGAAGAGTGGCGCGATTGGTGGCACGGTCATACGCGATGACGCGTGCCGGCATTCGACCATCCATAGATTGCATGGTTTTGGTCATGACTAACCGCATGAGGCCGGCAAGGCTGTCCTCATCGGCAGGATTGACTGATGGTTGCGAGTTCTCGTTAGCCATTTCGGGTTGCCTGTGCCGTGTAATAGAACGGGACTTCTCGGGTCGCTAGATCGAAGTCTAGCTGATATATCGTATATGATCCATTGAGCGAGGGGTTCAACTTGCTTGTGACTTCGAGCGCGCCACCCAATACCGTATTCGGGTTGAAGAGAAAACGGACTTTGATCCCCCGTTCATTGACTTCCGGGATACCAATCATGCCGGTGTCGATGTTGAGGACTGTAGAACGGTTGGTGCGCGGCTTACCGGCGTCTTTGACCACGAGCACATCATCGTCTTGAAAAACATCCACCTTACCGGCGGTCGCCAGGGCGGAAATCTGTTTCAATGACGATCCTGAGAAAGAATAGTTGGCGATCGTCTTGTCTGTCGCGGTGAATTCCAGCGAGGAGCCGATGTCCCCGGCCACGTTCTTGGATAGTTCCGATAGGTTCTCTGTCGCACGGCCCGAGCGCGCGA